AACGCTGCACCGGAGAGTGCCAACGAGAAGAGCATCTTCTCCGTCTCTGAGCGATATTCGCTCATCTTTTCCGTCAGAAGATAGTTCAGGTATTCCTGAACTCTTTGAGCCTGATCGATGCGCTCTTTGGTGGATTCACCAAGGATCTTGGTCTGTACCGGTCCTTTGGCAGGGAAGATCTCTTGGATGGTCTGGGCTTGGAACCGGACAATCGCCTCAGAGAGCATGGGGTGAAACACACCACAGGCTCCCTCCCATGGCTGTGTACGGTCCTCAATCTTCAGACCTAGGAGATCAAGACCCTTGATGTAGGTCGTTTCCCATTCCTTGCGAGAATCCTTGTCTGCTTCGTACAAGGTCGCAAGATCGTTCCCGATGTTGTTCAACACCTGATCGGGGATGAACTCCGCAAGATTCTCGTTGTGACCCGGCTCAGGAGCAGGTTCCGGGGAAAGACTGATCTCCACCCCACCGTCCGGCAACTCCACAACGATGGATTCAGACGGCGAACCGACCGCCACTTCCATCGACATCCCTCCCGTGGGGAAGGGCATCAAAGCGCGATCAACCGCCATCTCTCTCTCCTTACAGGTCGCGGAACTGGCCGCCCTTCACGGCAGCACCCATACCACGAGCGGTACCAGAGGTACCCATGGTCATCTTGCCGCCAAACATCTTCTTCGGACGCATGGCACCACCGACCATCACCGGCTTGCCGAGGCCACTCATCTTGCCCTTCAGGGCATCCTTCGGCTGCTTGCGGCTCTTCGGAGCCTCCATCTTCTCGCTCTTAGCAGTTTTGTTCTTCATCGTTTAAATCCTCAGTAGTAGGAAGTCTTTCGTTTGTAGACTGGCTGATCCTTGTAATCAGACTGGAGAGAGATGAACCCTCCCTTGCGGTAGCGTAGGAGAGCCTGCGTCCCTGAGTCCACATAGTCATCATGCTCTCCGGCAGGAAAAGACGCAAATTCCTCAACCACTTCCTCCGCAAAACGGGTGTTGGGTCGCCATATCCTGCCACTGGAGAAGAGATCAGCAATGGCGTTTACACGGGCAACTTTATCATTACCGCGTGACGGGGTGTATTCCGATACTGGGATACCCATGGCCCTCAGTTCGAATATCAGGGGGGTGCCTGCCGCCTTGGCTTCCACAATCAGGGCATCCGGCTTCCAGTAGTTGTACAACTCCCATGCCCGTTTCTTGAGGGTGGGGAACTCCATCTTCTCCTTATGGGCATCCATAAGAATGATGTTCGACTGCATCGCCCCAGACCCGTCTGGGTGGTAGAAAACACCCCAAGTGGTACAGGCTGAGTAGTCTGATCGCTCCTTCTTCAGGAACGCGGTATCCCATGACTGGATCAAAAACTGACACTGCGGGGGTCTGTCTTGTTCCCAGACCTTCCACCAGTCCCGTTTAATCAGTGCGCCCTCTTCTGAGGTGGGATTCTGCTGGTACTGGGCCTGCCATTTATGGGTAGGGATTTCTTCCCGGATAGCCTCCAGTTCCTCTAAGGGCCAGAACTCAGGCCACAGGGGTTTGCCAGAAGGAAGGATTGCCGGGAACTCAATGACCTCCCATTCATCCCCGCCTCTCTGGGCGGATGCCTTGAGAACCTGTCCTACCAGATCCCGCTTCGACCAACGGGTACAGATCACCACAATCGCCCCACCGGGCTGAAGACGCTGGCGGGGTCCGGAGGTGTACCACTCATACGCATGGTCAAACACGGCAGGATCCGAAGACTGACCCTCCTGTTCATCATGGGGGTCATCGATGATCAGAAGATCCGCACCCTTACCGGTGACAGCACCCCCGATACCAATGGCGAAATAGTCACCCCCCTTGGAGGTACTCCACCTACCTGCCGCCTTGGAGTCCGCCCGAAGGGATGTATCAGGGAATACAGCCCGGTAATCCTCCGAATCCACCAAGTTACGGACCTTACGCCCGAACCCTACCGCCAGTTCCGCAGTATGAGAAGACTGAATCACCTTCTTCTGGGGGAACTTGCCCAAGAACCACGCGGGAAACAGAAAAGACCCGAACTCAGACTTGGTATGCCGGGGTGGCATACAAATGATCAGCCTCTTGAGTTTGCCAGAAGCGATTTCCTCAAACTTCTGACCCATGATCTTGTGATGCCGACCCGAAATGAAACCGGGCCACACCCTATGCACGAACGAAATGAAACTCTCTTGAGACAATTCCTTCGTCTTGGCCTTCTCATACTCCTCAAGAAGCCCATAAAACTCTCTCTGCTGATCCTCAGGTAGGGTTTTCACTAAACCCATGATTCTAGGAAGGTTTTCCTGAGTGATATGCATCGAATGTACCTCAAAATGCAGGGACAATAGCCCCCGTTTCATCACAACTTCGTCTTCGCGCCGTCTCCCCTATCACCTCTTCTCTACACCCCCCCCTCAAAAGGGGGGTGTAGAGATTGACACTACAATATTCCCTTACAATATCCCCTTTAACGCATCACTTCGATGTATGGATTGCTCGTGTTCACCTTTAGTCAGTCCCTCGACTCGCAATCCTTTATAACAAGTCCTATTGTATCACAATAATTGGGGAAAGTCAATAAGAAATACACCAGAAATGCTAAATTTTTTGCAAAAAATTTTACCTGACACCCATATACCCCCTTTCTACACGCATTTTCCCCACAAATTCCATACAAAACAGGAACTTACGGAACATTAACCCCTACCCCCACCCTACATTTGTTGCGTAAATGATACAGATAGGAGCGAAAGTAGGGGATCGGATGAGTGAAATCGTATATATAGGGTAGAGCGGGTACCGTCGCGCTACAGGGGGGGTGGCACCTCGCTATTACCACCCGACCCGCGCATCGTTTAACCCCCTCGCGCCTCGTCGTCGTCGTCGCCGGAACCCGCTGCGTCACTCGCAGCGTAGTCGTCGCTATCCACGGAACCATCGTCGTCATCGTCCGCACCGTTTACACGCACCGGCAGCATGTCGATGACCGTGACTTGAGGCGCAGCGGCTGACAGCAGCGCACCCAGTCGCCGTTCAAGTTCCACCGCAACAGCCGCAGCAGGACGGTCGCGCCTGTCCTCGATAACCTCGATGAACGCACCGCAGGTCTTTCCCCACAACTCAACGGCACGGAGCCGTACATGGTCAGGGCGAGCGTCGTCTTCGGCGAACTGGCGTAGCAACTTGATGACCTTGGAGCGGTCAGAAACGCCGCGAGTCTCTATCAACCGCATCCGCTCTGCTATCAGCGCATCTACCCTTGCCGCGACCTTATCGCGCTTCGCCAACCGACTCGCATGTGCATGGATCGTCTCCGGTGCCATGTTTTCCGCATCGTATGCGCCGCGATACGCCTCCGCCTGAGACATGCCTTCCGCTAGATTTGCCGCGAATTTCGCCTGTTTTGGTGTCAACCCGTCTTCGTCTTTCACGCCTGACATTGTGTAGTTTTGCCCTTGTTTTGTAGTGGTCTAGTAATTCTTTGACATCGTAACTAGTGCTGACATGGTCATGTTGCCATGTTTTTGAGTGCTGTTTTGACCATGAAACCTACGCGCAGCACCGATTAAACGCAAACTAAATTCGACCGATAATCAGTGACTTAGGCTAATTGTGGTCGTGTAAACGAAGAAAGTTGTTGACTTGTGGTCATGTAATCCGTAGAGTTCGCATCACCGGCAGCGGCAACGCCACCGGGATGAAGCGAACCACCGGCACTGCATGAGAGGCGCAAGCCTCCCCAGACGGAAAGGGACGCGAAGGGTGACGACATGATTGTCTCAGGCGACCACCGCCACCACCCGCTGCTGAGATGCAGCCGCACGGGAAACCCGTACAGCGATACACACCACTGAGGCTGATTGACTGACCAGAGCATCCATTGACTGGGTGCTGCGGTGAGTCACCAACATGGAGAGCAAGCATGAGCAAAGCGAACGACAAAAATGAAATCGTGCGATTCGATGAGCGTTTCGGTGACTGGGGTCACGAGACTGAGGAAACGGAACGCGACTACGAGCAGCAGATTCACGAGCGCGTAGAGACCTACAGCGGCTACGCCAGACAGGTTCACAGCGGATGGGTCTGGGTTGTCGGCTGCAACGAGCAGAGATGGTCACGCAGACCGACTCGACACGCCTGTGAGCGGGTCGTGTATCAGGTCGTTGAGCATCTGGGAGAGGAAGACGCTTTCGACCTGTACACGGGCGACGATTTCGACGATGAGACCAACCCTGACGGGGTGGACACCTATCACGCATGGGATTGCGAAGGAGAACAATCATGACCAATTTCACCGAACGCGAACCGTGGTTGGCGGCTGCTGCCGTCGCCCTTCAGCACCAAGTGTTCCCCCGTGCAGGGATTGACCCCGCGCAGTGGGAGCAGCGTCGATACCGTGTCGCGTGTGGATTCCCCATTGGATATCGGGGTTCCCGGTCAGGCAAGGTGGCACTGGGTCAGGCATTCGACCCGTCCATCTCTGCTGATGGCACCTTCGAGGTGTTCATCAACCCCATCCTCGACCGTCCGTTGGATGTCCTCGCAGTCCTCGCCCATGAGTTGGCGCATGTCTGGGCGGGTATCCAGTGCGGTCACCGTGGCGAGTTCGCACGGGTCGCCCGTGGCATCGACCTCGTCGGTGCGCTGACCTCGACCACTGCCGGTGCGTGGTTGTCTGCGGAACTTGCCGACATCGCGCAGATTCTGGGCGCGTATCCTCACGCGAAAATCGATCCGAATAGCCGCAAGAAGCAGGGGACGCGATTGCTGAAACTGCAATGCTCTGGCTGCGGGTGGACGGCGCGTGTGTCCGCCCTTCAGGCGAACCGGCTGCATTCTGCTTCGGCTTGCCCCGTTTGCTCATCCATCGACACCCTGAAACTGGAGGCCTGAACATGACCAAGCGAACCTTCACGCTGCCCCTGTCGGACAGCGACCGTTCGTACCTGAAGATGCATGCCGTGAGGCAGGGCAAGTCCCCGAACGCATCCGACGATGTTCTCGTCGCAATCTGGAGCGGTCTCGACCCCGCCCCGGTGGCTGCTGCGTCCCTTGACGCTGAGACCATCGAAGGCATCCGCCGTGATGCCATTGCTGCTGCCGTCGCTGCGATTGAGCAGCATCGTCCCGTCCGCATCGAAATCAAGCAGGGTGCGACCATCCGTACCCTCCCTGCGGGTCACCGTCACGCAGTGTTCGCGGATGTCCTCGCCGCCCTGTCTGTCCGCGAGAATGTGTACCTTGTCGGCCCTGCGGGTTCCGGCAAAACGACCATCGCGGCTCAGGCTGCTGACGCACTGGAACTGCCGTTCTACAGCACGGGTGCTGTCGGCATGGCGTATCAGTTGCAAGGGTTCATCAACGCCGAAGGCAAGTACATGGAG